AAGTCAACTACAGGAAAAAGAGTAAATTCTTCACCTGGACTAACAAATATGCTAAAAAATCTATAAATGACAATAAATCCTACACTTTTCTACATAATAATCAGTATCTTAGTTGCTTTACTGGTTATAAGTTCATACATTATAAGAAACCTACTAGTAAAAGTAGAGAAATATGAAGATATTACACAAGATCAAGTAAACTACCTTCAAAGCATTTCCGATACTATAGGAGAATCAAAGCAACACTTACAAAATCTCGATGACAAGGGGGTCTTTCAGTCAGATGATGAAGTTGGTGAATTTTTTAACCAAATGAAAGAAGTCCAGGAGCAGCTTAACGACTATATGCTTCCAAAAAATTATGGCGAGAAAACGAGCGAAAGCTAATTACTTTACAAAAGAGACTGAAGAGTACATTGTAAGGTATAATACCTCAACAGATCAAGATTACCGTAATAAAATCTTTACAGACCACATTTACATACCATTCTACAAGCTAGCTGAAAATATTATACATACTTTTAAGTTTTACTATACAGATGTAGATAAAATAGAGGATCTTAAACACGAAATAGTATCAGTCCTATTAGAAGAGAAGATAATGAAGTTTGATCCTACTAACGGCGCTAAAGCTTACTCGTATTTTGGTACCATAGTAAAGAGATGGCTAATAAACTACAATAATAAGAACTATAAAAAGCTTAAACAGATTGGAAGCTTTACAGATATTGAAGAATCATATGAATCAAAGCTAGATCTTGACTCTCCATCAGCTAAATCACTTTCTACATTTCTAGACGAATGGATAGACACTTGTTATGAGAATCTAGAAGAAATGTTTGTAAAAAAAGAGAACCAACGTATTGCTGACGCTGTTCTTACAGTTTTTAAAACTAGACACGACTTAGATATATTCAGGAAAAAAGCTTTATACATCTATATTAGAGAGATGACAGACTGTGATACTCCTAAACTCACTAAAGTAGTAACTGTACTTAAAGAAGACTTTAAATTACACTACCAAAGACTTTACGATCTAGGATACCTTCACAATAAAATTGACTAGGCTATTTATTATAAAACAATATGAGCTTAGATAAAGAGATTTTTAAAGGAAAAACACTATCTGACCTTTTTGGAGAGATTTACGATAATTCAAAAGAAACCAAGTCCCAAGTTAAAGGTTTAATTGGTGAACTTAAACCTCTTATAGAGAATATAGGAGACGCTACACTGCTTGTACCTATGATTAAAGAGTATATGGAGATAGGAGTAAAGAATGATGAGCATTTGATTAAGTTAGCCACAGTAATACAAAGGATAGAAACAGCTGCTGCTAAAGGAGACAGCGATGAATTTGACTTATCAGAACTTCAAGATCTAATTGAAGAACAAGAAGCGCTAGATAGAGAAGTAGAAGAAACACAAAACTCCACAGAAGAAGACGATGCTTAATTTAGGGATAGGTTTTAACTCAACAACGAGTTATAATCCAATTAATTCTGGACGTGCCGCTATACCTGTACTAGGTAGGGTGTATGATATCGTTTTAGACGAAAATCATCCCGACTTTAAACTAACTAAAACTATTGGTACTATTCGTTATAACATATTCGATGACGATAATTTCTCAGAAGAACCAGAAAATTTATACATAGCATTTCCTCTAGATAGTACCTCAAGAACTTATCCACTTAAAAATGAGATAGTTTTACTTACACCAGGTCCAAGAGAATCAGCAGATAGAGACGACAGTGAACTTAAAGTATATTACTCTTCAGTAATATCTATATGGAATGCTGCTAATCATAATGCAGCTCCTGCTAATGATAACACTATAACTGATATAGGAAATAACGCTAAAGAACTCGACAGCGTTAATACTCTCTACCCAAATCACGGTGATCATATAATAGACGGTAGATTTGGTAACTCAATAAGACTGGGAGGGTATAAAGGAAACAAGAATATATACACAGACGATACAAATGAAGGAAGCCCCTATACTATAATAAGTAACGGTAGACCGTATACAGGAGATATACTTCAACCTACTGTGGAAGATATTAATAAAGATGATTCTAGTATATATGTGACTTCAAATCACCTTATTCCACTTTCTCAAGCAAGAGTTAAACTTGAATCAAACGTCGAAAAGACTATTATAGCAGACAAATATAAAGGTGCACAGATCATTATTAACTCAGACAGGTTAGTGTTTAATGCAAAAAAAGATGATATAATCTTATCGTCAAACGAGAGTTTAACTGTATCTTCAAAGGATGTAGGTATAGACGGTGAAGACTATATTAGTTTAGATGCTAAAAAGATATATCTAGGGCAAGGTGCAAAAAATAAAGATACTAAGCTTGGCTCTGCTGAGCCGGTTGTACTGGGCCATAGACTAGAAGACTTCTTACAGATACTAGTAGATGAACTTAAGGTACTGTCTAAAAAATTAACATCAGCTAAAACACAAGACTTTAAAGCTATACCTAACTTGAACGGGTACGGTATTAGTTTAAAATTTACTGCCGACATACTACAAGGCTATATTAACCCTAACGGTAAATCTAAAATTAAATCTACAAAAACATTCACTGAATAATGCCTCACTCGCTACTTAAATCACTTAAGCTTAATTTAGCAAAATATGCAGCAGTAGCTTTAGCATACGCTGAAGGTATAGCAAGAAGGTATGCAGAAAAGAAAATACTAGAGATACTTGACAAATTGAGAACTGCTTGTCCTCCTCCAAAGGTGTTGAATAGTATGGGCAAAACACTCGATAGGGTAGACTCACTAGTCTCTTCTGCTAATAGACGAGCAAAAAAACTACACAGACTAACTAAAGCTCTAGGTGTAATGATAGACTTATTAAAAGTAGCAATAGATATATTATCACACAACCCTGTACAAACCACACTTGGTTTACCACCAGGACCTGCCGGTGGTGTAATATTCTCTTTACCACAAGGAGTAGTGCAGAGTCAATCAGCTAAGTTAAAATGGCTTACCGAAACTCTAGAAGATATAGAAAACGAAAACGACAATATAGAAGAGCTTCTTAGAAATTTTGACCTTATATTTGTTCCACTACAAGCAAAGATAGCACTTATTAGAACACTGCTCAACAGATGCTCCGCTAATCCTAACCTAACAGCTGACGAAAGAGAAGAGATACTAAAAGGAGTAGATATAGAAACCAATAACGATACAGAATATAAATCAACTTCTGGGTCTATATACACAATTAAAGTTGTTACTGATCCTAACTCTCCTTCTATAGCACCTCAACGACAAGCAGTTGCTTATGATTACAGAGGTATAGCTGTACTTAAGGGTCCATTATCTTTTGCAGGTGATTCAAAAGTACTTATTAAAGAAATAAAATTTAGAATAGACAATCAACTTCCATAAACTAACTATTTATATATATGAAACTAGATCAATTACGTAAAATTATCCGCGAAGAGGTACGATCTGCCGTAAAGGATGAGTTACAAGAGATGTTAAACGAAGCTGTAAAAGCAGCAAGTGCACCATCACCACAAGAATATAAGGCAGTAAAACAAACAGACTTAAAAAGAACATGGTCAACAGGTAGAATGAACCCTGGGACAGTTCCTTTAGAAGAGATGTTAAATATGACTAAACAAGAAATGACCGGAGAAGACTATAGGAACGTCATAAACGCAAACTCTTCTATGGTTAAGAAACCAAACTTTGCTTCTAACATAGCATCTGATATGGGATTAGGTCAAAACGCAGGTCCAATGCCAGGAATAGATATAAGTAAACTAGACTTTGTTAGTAAAGCTAAAGCTATATACGATAAGTCAAATGAAATTCAAGCTAAAGGACAAGTAAGAATATAATGGCAGTAAGTGCAAAAAAGATAAACCCGTTAGATAGACAGCCTAGAAAAGCTGTAGGAGTAGATTTACCATTCTCCTCTCCTTCTGTTTTTAATTCTACCTACCAGACTAAAGATGCACTTAAAGTAAACTTAATTAATTTTCTTTTAACTAATATAGGAGAAAGACCTTTGAATCCAACTTTCGGAGGAGGATTAAGAGACTTACTATTTGAAAATATAAACCAGCAAGAGTTAGACGATATAAAAGAAATGATTTCTACTAATATCACCCGATTCTTTCCTAATATCAAACCTACCTTAATAAAGCTAGGATCTGAACCTGACAGTAATACTATAAGTTTTTTTTTAAAGTATGCTATTACTGATCAAAATATACAAGACGAAATTTTAATTAACATACAATAATGGCAGAATCAAGAGACATAAAATATGTAAGTAGAGAATTTAGCGATTTTCGAAGTCAACTTGTAGAGTTTGCTAAGAACTACTTTCCTGACTCTTATAACGATTTCTCACCTACATCTCCAGGAATGATGTTTATAGAAATGGCTTCTTATGTAGGGGATGTACTTTCTTTCTACCAAGACACTCAACTACAAGAAACCTTTTTAACTCACGCTAAAGACCCTAAAAACTTATTTAACCTAGCCTACATGATGGGCTATAAACCAAAAATAACAGGAGTATCAGAAGCCTCACTTACAGTAACGCAACAAGTAAGTGCAACTGGAGCTGGATTACCCGACTTTACAGAAGCAAAAACTATACCTTCTAACTTTAGATTTGAATCATCAGATAGTTCGAAGACTAGGTTTTTCATACCAAATGCTGTCAATTTTAACTTTAGCAGCTCTTATGATCCAACTAGTATTACTGTAAGTTCAGTAGACGGTAGCAACGTACCCGATGCTTACCTACTTAGCAAGACAGTTAAAGCGATTTCCGGAGTAAAAGAAAGTAAAGTAGTGACCGTAGGATCTGCAGAAAAGTTTAAAACTATAACTTTATCTGATGATAATATAGTACAGGTACTTAGTATTATTGATAGCGACGGAAAAGAATATGTAGAGGTTCCCTTTTTAGGTCAAGATACAGTATTTTTAGACGAACAAAATAGTTCTTCTGACTCTAATCAAGTGCCGTTTGTTTTAGCACTTAAAAAAGTGCCAAGGAGATTTGTTACAAGATTTAGATCTAACGGAAACTTAGACATACAGTTTGGAGCAGGCACACTTAGTTCGGATGATTCTGTCATACTTCCTGACCCGTCTACGATAGGTAATGTAACTAATCAAGGATCTCTTAACTATAATGGATCTGGTTCACTCGCTACTACTTATGACCCCTCTAACTTTACATATAGTAAATCATATGGAATAGCACCTTCTAATACTAACCTTACTATTACGTACCTTAAAGGAGGAGGTATAGAAGCAAATGTACCCGCTAACAGTATAACAACCGCTGTGGATACCTTACCATCAGGTACTTTTACAATATCTAATAACTTACCAGCAGCA